CACCTAAGAGAGATATGGCTGAGGATACGATGAGGCAAGCTATTTTGTTTACAGCTTCTCAATGTAAACCTTTGGGAGATACTCTCGATCATTTAGCTGAGAGAGCTGGTGATGTTAACTTCAGTATGCTTTTACCTATTTTAGAAGCAGTAGAACGTGCATATGTGCTGTCAGCTGAGTTACTATTAGAGAATGAATAGCGATGGAAGATTGTTCTTGCCCCATTTCGAGGATTTAGAACACACGTTAAATAAGTTAGCTCCACGAGACAGGATCAGGATGAGAACGATGCTGGAACGTGACCTACAAGCTTTGAGAAGTGAGCTGTCTGACGCTAGGGAGGATGACATAGCTTACCTGGTGGATAAGGAAAAGTTTTCTCAGGCTGAGGTTGGGCGTTGGGCTGGTGTGTCTCGTTCTCGTGTTGCTAAAATTTTGAGAGCTAGAGAAGAACGCTTGCGTAACAAGGCTTCTATCTGATATATCTGATAATGCCCCGCTAGGGGCATTTATCTGATGTCTGATATCTGATGTTAGTTTCTAAGTTTCATTCAATAGCCACAAAAATTTTGCTGGTTGTCGTTTTGGGAGTGACAGGTGCTTGTTTCCCTATTGCTCCTACTAGCAGAGTTCAAGTGCCTGTCATTATGGTGCCTACTTCAACAACGATGGTGTGGGAGGAAACTGACTACGCTAAACACGTTGCGTCTAAACCTATAGAGGAGTGTCCTGCTTATGGTTCGTGTGACATACCTGAGCATATATACATCGCTCATCTCCCCACGTTGAGAGAACTGGTGCAACACTACTTTGAACCTGAAGATGTGCCTCTGATGTTACGGATCGCTTTCTGCGAGTCGTCTGCTAAACCTGATGATAAGTGGTCAGAGGCTATTAACCCTAAGAGCGGAGCCACAGGATGGTTCCAGCACCTGCCGAAATGGTGGGAGGAAAGAAGTTACAAGGCTGCGTTCAGCGGTTGGTTGGCTGTTGAACCACACGCTAATGTAGGTGTAGCTGCTTGGCTTTACTATGAATTGGATTCACATCAGAGATGGGGTGGAGCTTCTCATTGGTATCCGAGTTGGCGTTGCTGGGAGGACTGGCAGAAACAAGGAAAGGAATAAGTAATGGGTATACCACCATCAGGTGAACACACCACACTAACAAGAGAAGAATACTTGAGACTAAGAGAAGAAGAGGCTCAACAACCGCCTCGTAAACGTGCCATGAAAAGGCACTCTTCCATAAGTAAATGGGATATAAGCTGATCATACCAATTTTTGTCACACCCATCGTTTAAGCTAGTTCCATGATTGAACACAGATTTAGACAGTCTTGGGCTAACACTTTTTTAGATTGCCCAGAAGCTGCACGAACTCAGATGAACGGAACAGCAATAGATAAAACCAACAGCTCTATGGTTAGAGGGACAGTGGTTCACGAAGCCATAGAGAAAGCTTTGCTTGCTCGTATGGCTGGAACAGAGTTTTCTTTAGAGGATATTCTCAGCTCATATGAAGAAGCTTGGGAAGAGTATGTTGATGAAATAGATTTTTGGTTAGAACCTGAAGCTAAAGTTCAGGAAATGGGAGCGCTTCAAACCCAAGTATGGTTTAACGAAGTTTTCCCTGATCTTAACCCTGTAGGTGTGGAAAAGACTTTCGAGTTTACTTTGTATCAGGATGAGCAAAGACGAATCAAACTGCATGGCACTAGAGATCTTGATGAGGATGGCATGACATGGGATTGGAAAACAGGTCGAGCTAAAAACGCTTGGGAAGTTAGACGCAACAACATTCAATCAATGATTTACACTCTCGCTAGAGCGCACGAATTGCAAGATTTTGAAACCCCACAACCTTTCACGTTCTGCCATTTAGATAAAGGCAAACTGCAGAACATAGAGGTGATTCGCACTCCAGGCGATTGGGATTCTTTAATACCTTTCTTCATTAACATAGCTGAATTAATAGAAGCACGTTTACCTACGTGGCCCTTACGCTATGATGGATGGAGATGCAGTGACAAGTGGTGTGGTAACTTTATGAATTGTAGAGGTAAACACATCGGCGAGTCGCCGACTAATTGGTAACCAATAAACAACCCTGAAAGGGAAATTAAATGACAGAGATACAAACCCCAAACGTGATTAGTTTTGCGTTTGAACAAAAGATAACTGAGCAACAGTATGAAACTACTACAGCTCGTTTGTCTATCACTTGTGCATATCCTGATTCTTTCGATCACGAAGCACTATTAGCAGAGGCAAGCAGTCTTGTAGGTAACATCAAATCAGAGGTGTATAACGCTCTTGGTGTTGAATGGGATCTAACAGAATCGGGGTTGCCTATGCGAAGGCTACGAAAAAGCGTTTCCGCTTCTTCAAGCGCTCCAGCTAGTTCCCCTGCGCCAGCACAGACCAGTGTTGCTGCAGCACAACCAGCACCAGTAACAGCAGGTCCAGCGCCTGCAGCGGCAGCGAAACCTCGTCGAAGTAAAAAAGAATTAGACGATAATGGTTTTGTTACTGATGGTAAACAATCAGCTTGGAATGTTGCTTTTCTTTGTGCAGGTCAAAAAACTGATGACGGTAAAATCATCGTTTTTGATAACGCTAAGAAGAAAGCTCTCGGTAAAGCTAACGGTGGTTACGCACCTAACGCAGCTGACTTTAACATTTCTCAAGCAGGAGCTTCGCTCTACGGCTTGGGTGCTGAACGTATAGGTTTATGGCTGTCAGATGCCCCGACACACATCCAAGCAGGAGATGGGTCTATCATTGAATTCAATGAGGAGGCTATGCACACTGCCTGTGGTGGTTAATGACTGAAGTTCCCTCCCCTCTATCTCCTGATGAGATTGTTGCACGTTTAGAAGCGACAGTTTCGTCAGGGGATGAGGATCTTCAATACCGTTACATTGAACCTACTTCAACAGCATTTGATTCTTTTGTTGACTATGTGCGAAACGACGAAGGTCGTTTTCTTTTAGGTTTCCCTGAAGTTGATCTGGCACTCAGGGGTTTAGCAAAGGGTGAAATGATGCTCGTTGTGGGTCATAGTCATAACGGTAAATCACAAGTTTTATATAACGCTATTGTTAATGCTTTACTAAATAGCGATTCTCATATTCTTATCTTCTCTCCTGATGAGCCTCGTGAGCTGGTAGCTCAGAAGCTTCACTGTTTAGCTTACGGACGTAACGGTGAAGAGCTGGAACAGTTAATCAAAGATGGTGATCCTGCTACTTTGGATGAAGTCAGGACAGCTTCTCGAACTTTGTTCAACAGAGTTATTATCAATGATCATGCTTTGAGTTTCAATCAGATGACTGACGCTTTGAAAGAGGTTCAAGACTATTGGGGTAGGCATCCTGACTTTTGTATGATCGATTATCTTGAGTTGCTTCCAGGCGATTCGGATGCGACAGGAGTGGTAGCTAAAGCACAAGGTGTTAAACGCTGGTGCAAGGATGCTTCTCTTCCTGTGGCTGTGGTGCATCAGGCTGGTCGTGGTTCAGGTGAACGTCATAAACCTGCGACAATAGCTGCAGGTCGTTACGGTGGTGAGCAGGAATCTTTAGCAGTGTTAGGTGTGTACCGTAAACGTGACGATCCTGCTTTAACATATTTGGAGAAGTGTTACCATTCTGTTTCTATTAATGTGAGGATCAATAAGAATAAAAGACCACCTAATAAGCTTGGTGATTTTGAATACTTTCTTTGCCCACATACAGGTCAGATAAGACAGTACAGAGATGACGATATTCCACCTGATGACAGGTTTATGCGATGAACGATGTTGAGATTGTAGAAAAGTTTTGTTTTCTTTTCAGAGGTAATTGTTTAGCTAAAGAAACAGCTGAAGGTGATTTCAGACCTTGGCGTGATGAAGATTTCGGGGTTGCTGTCCCAGCTCATGGTGTTTCTTTTATGGAAGCTGTTCAAAAACATTTGTGGGGAGATTACCGTATAGGTGTTTACCCTCTGATGGAGATCACTGGTTCTCCTAAATGCAATGTTGGATGGTTGGCTGTTGATTGGGACGAGGGAGATCCTTCTCTTACAGATGCTTTGAATGTTCAAGGGCTTTTATCCCAATTAGATATTGTTTCTTTTGTTGAGCCTTCAAGGTCGAAAGGTTTTCACTTGTGGGTATTTTTAGATGAGGATGTTCCTGCTCAGATGGGACGTAACGCTATGCTTGCTGGCTGTCAGATAGTTGATGCCCCAACTAAAGAGGTTTACCCTAAACAAGTTACTATGCCAGCTAAAGGTTATGGTAATGGTATACGACTCCCATATGCCCAGACACGCCCAGAAGGTCGCCAGGAGGCTCTACGCGCGTCTGAGAGCAACCTATTATTAGAGGAGTTTGTTGAAGCTGCATACAATTCTTTAACAGAT